TGTCCTTGTATAACTTGAACAGGATTTCGATATGTATTATCTGTATAAATTTCTGGAATAAATTTTGGATACAGTCCTAATTTTGTAGGTGTCTCAGGAACATAGCTTCCATCTGTATTATTATATTCAACTACAGTTAGTAAATCATTGAATAATAAATTAAAAGTAGGTTGGATTACAACTGCTGGTCTAGCCTGGTCAAAATAATAATCTTGTCCTTTTACTAATAATGTTGTTGTAGTAATGTTTTCTAATGTTCTTGTTAGATATACAAAAACGGCCTTATTACTTAGAATGGTGTCCTGAAATATATTCGAAATTTCGTATGATCTTATATCTGTATCAAATACTTTATATGTTGGTAAGGTGACTTTATCATCTTCACCATGAGGAACCATATCACTGTATAACCAAGGGAAACTTGCATTTTTAACTGTATTAATTGCAGACATAATCCTGTCTACAGATTGGGCAATATTTTTACGGTCTAACTCTAAATTAACCGCTAGATCTAAAAATTTAATTTTAAATTTATTATACTCTTTTGAAGCAAGTCTAATAGAGTCAACAAAGTTCATTGTTGGATGATTAAGAAATAAACCGCTGTAGACAGTGGGGGCACTGTGTTGAAGTATACTACCGCCTCGGTTATAAAAATTAATATCTCTAATATTACTCTTGCCCGGAACGTCCCCTATGACGTCAAGACTATTAATACCATACTCAATGAGATGGTTACGTAATTGGCCTAAAGTTAAATTTTCAATATCTGCATTGAGGCTATTAATATCAAGATTTACTGGCACTTGATAAAATCCAGTATTAGTTACAGACTTTTGAGAAAAAATACTAACAAATACAACATCTCCAATTGATAATAACTCCGGATCAACTAAAATTGCAAGTTTGTTTACTGCATTTGTAATAGCAAATCTTCCTGGTTTTACAGGTTTGCTATTAATAACTACTTTAATATTAGGAATATCAACAGTGATATCTGGTAAGATATCTACTGGAAATAAATTGGTAACGCCATCATAAGAAAAACTGAATACCTGATATTGTTTACTAAAGTAACTATTAATTGTCCAGTTGTTCAAACGAATGCTTGTATTTCTTGACAGATTTTTTTGCAATAGTCCAGTGTTTACTTTTAGTTCTTTTGATAATCCTCCAGACAACAAATATGAAAATTTATCTTTATCATAGTTATTTTCAAATTGAATATCGCCCTGTGTTACTAAATTTTTATAACTTAACGGAAAACCTAGTATCGGATCCGAGGTACCTGTTCCTTGTTTGTAGGAAAATATTTTTGTTCCTGTAAACTGCGATCCGGGATATGAAGAAAAATTAGCAAAACTTACACCATTACTATCAATTACATCAAATAACGGTTCTTGATTAATCTTATTTTTTTGTTGACTTTCTATCCAATTTGTGCCGCTATAATGCCATTGTTTTTTACCGTTAGTTCCACTATTGACTACAATAGAATGGCCTTCTTCTACCAAAGTATCTTCAGTTTCTTGTATATAGGCTCTATAAACTGGTGTTATTACTGTAGGAAGTTCTGCCACAATAATAGAAAAATCAAAAATTTTATCTCTTACATCTAGATTTTCATCTTTACTAAAAACGACCCTATCACCATGGTTAAATGTAACAGATTTTCCATTAACTGTCACAGTCAACTGAGTAGGAGATACACACAAAACTCCTTGTACTTGCAAATACGCATTTGTTATAATATCGTCAAGAATATCAACTGGTTGTTTAGCTTCTGTGCCAAAATTGTGCAATTGTAAATCTGCATTAAATTCAATGATTGGTCTTTGAGCTCTAAAGTTTTGATTTAAAACTAGATCAGTTTTGTTATATTCTGCAGATTTTTCAATTATGTTAACATGAAACCATCTGTTACTCCGACTCCAAGCATTTCTATCAATTGAACTACGATTAATAGTAATATAATCAGGATTGCTTAAGTCGTTGTCTAGTTCAGCAGCTACTAGATCAGAAAATAAAATTAGTTTGATTGCTGTACCTACGCCTTCGATAATGTATGTATTATTTGCATATGGTTCTTTAGCAGTAGAGTCAAATGTAATTTTCAATCCGTTAGTAAAAATAACACCATTTGGACTTATATAATCTGATTGTCCAATTATTTCAAGTTCCGGATCAATTTCAGCCGCTGTAAGATCAATTAATTGAATAGCTCCTACTGCGCTATCACTTTGATTACTTTGATAGTATAATAAGTTTTGAGGAGCTGTGATTGGCGGTACTTCAAAATATTGATCTAATCTAGTGTAAAACTCTTTGCCTGCGTTTGTTGCACCCGCAGTAATTCTAATTTTCCTTTCATTTACAACTGTTGTTTTTCTCGAAAGATAGACTCTTGAATTACCATCTTCGTCATCATATACAGCAATTTGATAGATGTCCTTTCTTTCATTAAAAGGAATTAAAGTATCTTGATCTAAATATATTACATTATCGGCTATTCTAGCGGTATTATGCCAATACACGTCGTCAATAAATTCAGAATTTACAAATATTAAACTTGAGCCACTTATAGAAGATGATGGGCCATCAATACCTCCGATTATAGCTTCTAGGTCGCTAACTAAACATCCTTGTAAAGTTTGAAAACTTTTACTTGTTGCGAATGTAACTTGACCAATTACTGTCATGTTAGTCCACTGCGATTGAGCATCAACCAATGGAACTTGAAAAACTATACTTCCAACGTCTTGGCCATTATTACTAACTCCTAAAACAGTTCTAGTTGTTAAATTTGTTGCATTAGGGTCTGTGCCAAAAACTCCTGGACTAGATTGTATATATAATTTGTTACCTGGTTCATTGACTTCAAAAATGTACCTGCCTCCTCTTGCAAGAGTTATTAGAGGATTAGAATTTGTATTATTGCCTGAAAATTTGTAAGTTTTTGAAGTTGAATCATAAGTGACATTAAATGTTTGCTGCAACGGCACAGTACTAGCAGTGACTATAACTGCATCTGGACCAGTTTCTAACCAATAGTACTGAGCAAAATTAATAAACTTGTCAAGATCAATTTGTGGATTATAAGAATAAAATTCATTATCAAATAATCTATTATGATTATTACTATATCCACCATAAAAATTAATTTTGTTAATTAAATCAGAATATGTAGATGCAAATAATACCTCGTTAGTATTTTTATCTTTAATTACAACGCTAGGCTCTAATTGATAATCTTGTCTTTGTTTTGTAGGTTCAACAATATAGCTGTCAGAGTTTTTAAACGAAGGAGCCAATTTACGGCCAATATATCCGTTTACTTTATAAAAGTCTGCCTCGCTTACAAGTTGATCTGTAGTAGCATTTAAGAACTTTTTATTTGTATCAGTTCTAAAAATTTCTGGTAAAAACTGTAAAGTTTTAAAAACAGCCATTTTGTTTCCTATAAATTCTGATTAGCCAGTTATGTTTAATTGCGCCGCTGTAATTGCAGTGATAATTTGTACATTGTCTACGGTAGCTGCACTTACTAATATTTCATCGGGATCTGCATTTATTTGATACAACGTACCAAATCTGCTATCTGTATTAGATGGTACAATGATAATACTGCTCACGTAAGGTACTAATTGTGAATGTAGATATGCACTTAATTCACTAAAATAAAATGTTTCTCCAAAATCCCAATTATTAATATCAAAATAAGTATTAATAGCCGAAATAACTAAACTTTTTACTTCGTTGTCACTAATTGTGATGTTTGTATTTTTAATAACCTTAAAGGTCGCTCTTAATGCAGCGTCTGCTTTATTGCCAAATAAAGGTTTAAACACGGCAGGGTTATAGATAATACTGTCACTTATAACTTTGTAAGCTTCGATTGAACCAAATTCTGTTTTTAATTCTGATATACTAGGCGGTATAGGTTGAACTAATCTATTACTTGTATCGGTTAGATAAGCAAAATAATCGTTAGAATAAGTTTTTGTTAGAATATAAAAATCAATTAAATTATTTGGACTAGGGTCAATTCTGCGGTTATTTGGTGCATTATGTTTATATTGGAATTTAATATCTTGTCTACCTGTTCTAGCAATATAGTTCGTAACAACTACTAAAGAATTATTATCAGACTGATAAAAAGTAGGCCCATCTTCCTCTGGAACGGTCGAATCACCAAGTGGTGCATAAAAAATAGTTCCAGATGAATATAGTGTTATGTTGTTTTGTATTTCTGTTTTTGTTTGCCAAGTAGTAACAATAGAATTTTGATCAATAGGGTCGTATTGTAAAAAATTATATTGATTATACGACTCTATAAAAAATACGTTTTTATTACTTGGATTTGTACTTGGGTCAACTAACTCAAGGAATAAGTCAGGATCGTCTGGTACCTCGTCTAAATTATCATCAGGAAATGTTATTTTAATTTTCCTATTGTCTACAATACCATCTTCTCCGATAGCTTTATTCCATATTTTATATTGTTGACTATAAAATAATGCGTCGCTAGAATCTGGCATTGTATTAATTCTCATAACCTTTATAAAATCAACTAATGTTGTGGCAGTACGACTATCATAGACACGTACATCTGGATCAAAATAAAATCTTGTTTCTCTTTCACTCTGGAAGTAATAGTCAATACCCCTACTTACTGCTGTATATTCTCCGTTTGAAAATGACAAATATATAAACCAACTATTATCTGCTCCAGTTCCGGCTGTGCTTCCTGCATTTGTTAAACTAAAATCACCTGTTCCAAGATTTTGGCTCTGGATTATTTTCCAGGACATGGTAGGTATATCATATCTTAAACCAAATGTTTTATAACTTAGAATTTGTATAATTATATCATTAATTAAAGACTCAGACCAATCGTTAGCAAAAACTGGAATTATTTCACTAACAATTGCACCGGCGGGAATTATCGCACTTAGAGTTGCCACTGATGTTAATCCTGGATTATCATAATCAACGATACTAGCCCATAATGAAGTTCGCTGATATTCAGTTTGAGGAGTTCCTGCTTGTAACTGATTTTGCGCATCAAAATATTTGCCAACTGGCGCAATAAATTTTACTAGACTGCCTTGCACTAAAAATGTATAGCTCGGACTAGTAAATGTCCCTTTGCTTCTTCCAGAACTAGCTAATGTTTGCGTCCACACAGCAACAGTTGCTACCGTTCCTGTCCCTGTAGCTGCGCCTGTCGCGGTAAAAATAGTACCGACTGTATTTGACGATGCGCCAAATGAAGTGAAAGTTGTAGTGCCTACACTAATAATTTTATAAGTAGTGCCTTGAATCATATTTGTAGCATTGATTGTAGGACCTTGTGGACTGTTTCTAGTCGCAGTATCATAGTACAAATGTCTAGTGGGAATATTAGAAATAAGAGGTTTTAATAAATTCCTGACCACAGAGTTTACCTCTGTACTACTTACAAATTGAAATACTTCGGTTTCTTGATAAGCTTCTTTAAAGATTATTCCATCTTCGGCAAAGATATTTGTGCTTGAATATTTGCCTGTAGAATCAATGACATCTAAATATCTACTTGTTCCTGAACTGCTTCTATTAACCGCTTTAAGTTTTAAGATATTACTAAATGATGTATACGGAAGGATATTATAATCCTCGCCTGTAACCATTCTATTTTGAGTATAATATTGTTGAGGTGCTTTAGTGCGAATCTCTTCAAGACTTTCTCTTGATATTGCATTTGTAACTGTGTATTTTAAACTAGCTCTAACAGTTAAAGTTTCTGCACGACCAGTCCGACCTCTATATGGTAAAGTAATTGTTATACCAGACATTTCATCTGGTGTAATTTTATAGGTAAGATTGTTACTTGTTCTATAGTAAATTCTAAAATTACCTACTGGTATATTTGTAAAAGATCCATCGCCAAATAGCAAATCAATTTGATCATTGGCTCTTGATGCAACGCTATATAAATTTCTTTCTTCTGTATTGTTATAAATTACATTAATACCGTTAACTGCAGGAACTTTGGTCCAAAGAGTATCTAAATTTCCAGCTGGTGTTAAAGAATATAACCATACATCATTATTATTAATATTATCAAAATTAATATTAACTATTCTGTTTGCTAAATTTTCTGTGATATTAAAGTCTAATGATCCTAATGTTCCTTGTTTAAAATAGAAAAAATATCCTGTATTGTTACTTGAATTACCTTGATTATCATTTTTATATAAAATATTAAAAACACCATTTGGACTAGGTGTGGATTCGTAGATATATTCTTGATTAACCGAGGTTGCACTAACAATCTCAAATGGATAAGCAACACCTGCTATAGATGATGCGTAAGGATACGTAGGAGTTACTCCAGTTATAATATCAACAGTGTATTCGTCTGTGCGAACTCCGCTAAGTGTTTTAGTTGCCCCAGGTTTGCCAATAGCTTGACTTGATATTAGTGAGGCGTTTAATATCGTTGTAAATTGTTCCAACCAATTTTCATTTGTGCTGTCGTTCCACGTAACTATTACATTGCTTAAATTAATTCCAGTACTATCAAATAAAGCTTCGGTTGTAGAAACACTGTCAAATTTTAAAAAGCCAGAAGCAGGTGTACTGCGTTTAGGATTATAGCTAACTAGTCTAGCCAGTTTTAAAATACTATCCCTGCGTTCTGCTGTATCTAAGAAGTTTTCTCTAGCATTTAAATCGGCTCTAAAAGCTAGACTTTGCCCTAAGAATGCAATTAAATCAATTAAAGCTATAAATTCAGAACTGTCTGTAAAATCGTTGAAGTCTTCTGGATAGTATGTACGTAAGTACTCAATCATTGATTTTCTCAAAGTTTCATAATCAAAACTTTGGAAATCAGCTTCTCTGAAAGTTTGGTAAATTTTAGTCCAATCTTGTTGAACTAATAAACTTGTTTGTCTTGTAGTAATAGCCATGCTTAATACCTATGTTTTAATATTTATCGAAATAAAAAAGTGGTACTTTTATGTTGCTATTACCGTGTTAGATTCTTTATTAAATTGAAGAAGCAGAACGTCACTTAAATTATCTGGCAGAATAGTCATTTCTAGCTGTATCTGTAGCCCGTAATCAAATTGATCTACTATAACATTATCTACCCTTACTCTCGGATCATAACTTACTACTCTTTGAATATCTTCAACAATTAAAGCTTTAACATCTGCAGTTAAAGGTTCAAACAATACATTCCAAATTAAACTGCCAAATTCTGGGTTCATTAGCTTTTCGCCTTTTCTCAAAGCGAAATGATTAAGCAAATCACGTTTAATTAACTCAAGATCTGTTAGTCTAAACTTCTTGTATTGGTCTATTGTGCTAAAGCCTCGATATCTAGTTAGTGCCATAGTAATATTTATTCTGGCACATCTGCGCCTAATGTTCCTATTGCATATCTTCCGCCATTAAAGTAAATATGACCTGGGCGCCCTTGACTATCTACTGTTTGTCCGGTATTTCTCCATATGTTGCATCTAGTTGCTATAGAATAGTTTACTAAATTTATTGTACCGTCTGTGTTTTTTACATTTTGATTAAGGGCCGGATTTCCTAAGTCTTGATATTGGTAAGCCAAAGATAACATCCCTGCTATAATTTCTTTTTTATCACCTTCCCTGATTGCCCCTACTTTAATTAATTCTGAATACTGGTCTTTAATAAAATTGCCAACAATTTCGTCTTGGACTTCTGGTGCACTAATAAAAACATCATTTGTATCTACGCCGTCTTTATCCTTCCAAGACCCGTCGCTATTTTTATAACCATACTTTGTTAGTAGATACTCTGTAATTTGATATTTTCCTAACTTAAGAGGAGAAACATAAAACGTGACATCTCCGGTAACTGTATGATTACTACCTAATAGGATTTGATTATTACTTATAAATGCTGTACCTGTACCAGAACCTGCTGAATTAGCAACAAAAATATTACCTACAAAAACATTGGCTACGTTGCCTTCCAAACCACATAAAGTAAAATTTGTTGTACCTATACTTGTAATTCTATAAGTAAATCCTGGTACAAATTCTCCAGCTTTTATATCTCCACCTACAGATTTTTTTATAACCATAGTGTTAGCACCAAAGGCACCAGTGCTTGGACTGCGAATATTTGCTACCATGCCTAAATTAATGTTAGCATGATCTGCGTTAGTAATTGTAATTGCAGCAACGTTTGAAAAATAAGTGTTTGCGTGTGATATAATAGTATTAGCATTAATTGATGCTTTATAAGGACCTACTGTAGGAACACCTATACCTATTATGTTAGCCTGAATATTGCTTTCGATACTACTTAGTTGTATTTGTAAACACTTTGTTTCAAATTTTGTTAAAGTAAGAATATTAGGTTTAATAGGATCTAAAGTGATGCCACGTGGAGAAGTTGACTTAGGCAATTCTGATCTATTCGCCGGATTAGCAACAACATTTGTGATCGCGTTTGATATTCCAATATCAGCCATTAACTTTTTCCTGTTTTTTGAGCTTGAGGCTTAATAACTTTACCATCGTTCTTTTTAAGTTTTCCTGTTTGTCTAGTCCACGGTTCATGCGTAGGAGCTATTGGTGACAAACTTTCAAAAGGAACAGTAGAGAATTTCCATAACTTTTCCGTTTGATCATAGGTAACATTTGCATGTTGATAAAACTCTAAGGGTAAATTTACTAGAGGAGCTTGAGGAGTGCTAGTATTTAAAAATATTTTTCTACCTTTTAACACTAAATCTGCAGATGTTTGCCAACCACCTGCAACGGATTGCATTAAGAGTGATGTGCTACTTTTAACACCAACATTACCTGCATTTAAACTATAATTTTTTGTTGCAGTAAGCTGGTAATGTTGCGTTTCGTTAAGAAAATATTTTCCTGCAAACATTTTAATTGAATCGCCGCTGTACATATTAATATTTTTGTCTGCATGCAAATTTAAATCTTGTTGTGCTCTAATACTCACATTTGCTGCACTAAACACATTAACGCTACCATCTGCCTTAAGTTCTATCCAAGCTGTACCCAAACTATTGCTTATGTACATCAAATTTTCTGTGTCATGCATTAAAATTTGATGGCCACTGCTACTCCTTAGTCTAAAAAGTCTATTTTCTCCATACAAATCTCCATCATCCATGACCATGGAGTGACCACCTTTTCTATTAGGAAAAGTTTGAACTGTAGAAATATTAAGACTTTGATCTTTAATGATGTCATCTAAGTTAGGAAAATCTGCTGGGTCCGGAGAGGTTCTGCCTGGACTGCTTAATCCTACAACTTGACTAGGTGTTTCTCTTTGGCTACTGCTTGTTATTGTACCACGAATAGGATCACGGTCTAATCCTTGTTCTATAACAATATTAGCTTGCCATGTATGTACTACTTTAGGCAAAGCGTAAAATTCCGGGTTGGTGTCTACTTGCGCAGATTCTGATACCAATTCGGCTGTCGGCAAATAACTTTGACTAGAAATTCTACCCTTACCAAAGGTAGGATCTGGATTAATGCTAGGACTAGCTATTGCACCGGCGGGTCTGGCCAAACCTGGCACCATATGTAATGTTTGAGTATTAGGTATACAGGCAAACCAATAACCTCTTGAAGGATCGCCCATCACAAATGTTATAAGTACAAAATTACCTACATCCGGTGGTACTGCCCAAAATCCATAAGTTTGCTGTGAAAAAGCAAAACTGGTGCTATCGTCGGATCCGGGTAACCCTAG